AGTTAGTGAACTACATGAAGATCAAAAGTCAGTTGCAGCTAAATTCCAAAAACTAGAAAATTTTGTTATCGAAGCGTTAACAAAAGAAATATCTGAATTCTATACAGATAAAAAAGATCTAGCTGAAACTAAAGTAAAATTAATGCGTGAATCAAGAAACGCATTTAATCAAGTCAAAAAAGACTTTATTAATCAAAGTGCTAAACTAGTTAATAAAACAGTTAGTGAGTCTCTTAAGTCTGAACTTACTCAGCTAAAAGAAGATATCACTGTAGCACGCCAAAATGATTTTGGCCGTAGAGTATTCGAATCATTCCAACAGGAATATACAAATAGTCACGTTAATAAAAAATCAGAAACTGCAAGATTATTAAATGTAATTGCAGAAAATAAGGCTAAGCTGAAAGAAGCAACTGAGCTTCTTAGCAAGACTAAAAAACTAACAGAAAGCAAGAATACTGAAATCAAGCTTCTGAAAGAAAGTAGTCAACGGAAAGATAAAGTAGCAGAATTGATTGCTCCATTGAGTAAATCACAAAAGGAAATCATGAGTGATTTACTTGAGTCTGTTCAAACTAACCGTTTAGATTCAGCATTTGAAAAATATTTACCGACTGTGATAGATGGCGACACTTCTAAGTCAGTATCTAAAAAGGCAAAATTAACTGAAGGCAAAGAAATAACAGGCAACAAAGAAACTCAAACACATAGTTCTACAGCAGACGATCAAAATGTAATTGCACTACGACGTCTTGCAGGCTTAAAATAAGGAGAGATTAATTATGTCAGAACTACTAGAAGGTCGCTGGCACGACACCAAAGGTGCATTGCTTGAAGGCCTATCCGGCACTAGAAAATCCGTAATGGAAACAACTCTCGAAAATACTCGCAAGTATCTCAAAGAGAGTGCAACTGCAGGTGCTACATCTGCTGGTAACGTTGCTACACTAAACCGTGTAATTTTACCAGTAATTAGACGTGTAATGCCAACTGTAATTGCAAACGAGCTTGTTGGCGTACAGCCAATGACTGGTCCAGTTGGCCAAATTCATACTCTACGTGTTCGCTACAGCGACACAGCTGGTGCAGGCGCAAGCGGTGCAGTAGCAGGCGAAGAAGCTCTAAGCCCATTCAAAATTGCTGAAGCATATTCCGGTGACACAGCAAATGCTACCGCAGCAAGCACAGCAGCACTTGAAGGTTCCGCTGGTAACAGACTAAGCATTCAGATTTTAAAGCAGACAGTTGAAGCTAAATCACGTAAGCTATCAGCTCGTTGGACTTTTGAAGCTGCTCAAGATGCTCAGTCACAGCACGGTATTGATGTTGAAGCAGAAATTATGGCTGCTCTAGCACAAGAAATTACTGCTGAAATTGACCAAGAAATCCTAGCTAGTCTAGGCACACTTGCTGGTGGTGCAGTTGAAACTTACGACCAGGCAGCAGTTTCTGGTACAGCTACATTCGTTGGTGACGAGCACGCAGCACTTGCTGTTCAAATCAACCGTGCAGCTAACCTAATTGCTCAGCGTACACGTCGTGGCGCTGGTAACTGGGCAGTTGTTAGCCCATTTGCGCTAACAATTCTTCAGTCAGCTACAACTTCTGCGTTTGCTCGTACAACAGAAGGTACTTTCGAAGCTCCAACTAACACAAAGCTAGTTGGTACTCTAAACAACGCTATGAAGGTATATGTAAACAGCTACGCAGCAGACAGTGCTAACGTACTAGTTGGTTACAAAGGTACAAGCGAATCAGACGCAGCAGCGTTCTACTGCCCATACATTCCGCTAATGTCAAGTGGTGTTGTGTTGGACCCAGGTACATTTGAACCAGTAGTAAGCTTCTTAACACGCTACGGCTATGTTGAGCTTAACAACACTGCTTCGTCCCTAGGTAACGCAGCAGACTACCTAGCTAACGTTGCTATTACAGACGGTAACGTAAGCTTTAGCTAAGTCTAAATTACACTTACAAAATAGGGCCTACGGGTCCTATTTTTTTGACTTTTTTTGGTTGACTTTGTTTTATACGATGCTATTATATAAACATAACGAAGACGACGGTCCTAGTTAGATAGTGCAAGGAAATGCTGTTGAGTAGAGGCAGTAACTTGGCTAGTAGCTGTAGTGGCAGCGCATGAGCATGGAGACATGAAGATGCGTATTTCGAAAGTAACTGTTCGATGCTAGGCTTCGCTTTATAGACAGGATCTACAAAGGCGATTGTTGGTAATCCTTAGTCCAACCTATCACTTTTTTTACAGTCGCAGACAACGTCGCCTGTAATAAGCAACGTGTCTCCGTGCTGTTTCATGGTACGTAGTAAAGGCATACTAGTTTCGGCTAGTATGCCTTTTCTCTTATGTTGATAAATACTATGTTATAGAGTTATGCTGTTCCCGCAGCGTAGACCTAGAACGTCAACAAGGAGAAAACAATGGGACGTCCGATTAACAAAGATAAAATAGGATACGGCTCAGGCCGTATTGCAGTAAGCAGACACTTTTTTACAGGTGGATCAGAAGCAGCTACAGCAGCTCACATCTATAAGCAAAAAGGTGACTCAAAATTTTGGGTAAGACTAGATTCTGATAATGCTGATCCAACCGCAGGTGAAATTTTAAAACTTGTAAACAAAGCAGACGGAACTCTTGTAGCAGGCGAATTTAAAATTGATGCAATCGGTTCTGATTCTACTACATATCAAGTAACAAAATTGCGTAATAGAACAGTACAAATAGAAGGTTCTGGCAGTGGTGCTGCTATTGCTAGTGCTGAAAATGCAATTTACAACATTGGGTATGACGCAAGCGCAAGCGAAGATGCAAACGTGCCAAATGCTGTATTATCTGTAGCTTTACCACGTCAAAGCTAAAAAGGATTAAGTAATGTCAAGAGTTATACGAGTAGTCGATGACGACTTTAAAGTAATTGTCGAACATGCAGGAGCTAATGCAGGTAATGCATTAATAACTCTTGACACCACTGGAACCAATCCTAGTATTACTGGTAGAGTCGTTGTAAGAGGTAATTTAGTTGTAGAAGGCAACACTACTACGGTTGAATCAACTAATACAACTATTGCAGACAACACTATTACTCTAAATGAAGGCGAAACTGCCGCAGGAATTACACTAAATGAATCAGGTTTAGAAATAGATAGAGGTACACTAGATAACGTTAGACTAGTATATGATATGACTGCTAGTTATTATAACGGTGGTGCACCTAGTAATGGTAGTTGGGTATTCAAAGATGTTAATTCAAGTATTTTACCAATTAATACCAATAGTATTAATCATAATGGTACAATCTTTTTAACACCAACAAACAGTATTGTATCAGTAACCGGTGTTACTGACTACGAAGAAAACGTTTTTAGTTATTCCGGCGGTACTGTAAATAGTTCAGTTCCATTAGATGATGATGCAATAGTAAATGCAAAAGCTTTAGAGGATTATTTAAACTTTAGACTTACTGGAGCGGCTACAAGCGGCATAGGTGACGCAGACACAACATTTACAGCTGAAGATTTTGATACAAATGCTATAGAAAGCAAGTTTATAATCACTGTAGACGGAAGTAACATAGGTAATATATTCAGAAATAGAACAGAAATATATAATCTTAAGTTTAAAGATAATCAAATTACAACACTTAATGATGACAGTACAAATCAAGACTTAATATTAAGTGCAAGTGGCGCTGGTAGTGTAAGAATTGACGACGGATTAATTATAACTCCTGCACCGTTCCAGGCAGAAGATGTTGTAGCCCCAAGTTCAAATCCTCCGTCCGAAGGAATTAAACTATATAGTGATCCTAGTTCAGCAGATGGCTCTGGTTTATTTTTTGTAAACAGTAATGCAAATACCGGAGAGTTAATAAGTAAAAATAAAGCATTACTATATTCGATGCTTTTTTAAGGAGAAATAATGGCTATAGCAACTAACCAACTAACTGTAGCACAACTAGACGTACTTACAGTACCAGCGGGAAAAAAATATGCAATATTAAATATAATTGTATGTAATAATACCGGTACTTCACAAAATTTTGATATGCATTTCATACCTAGTGGAGATAGTTTAAATACAAATGTTAACAGAGTAGCTAATACAGTAGTTGTAGATGGACAAGATACGTTTGTTTGGGATTTTAGTAGGGTAATTTTAGACGAAGGCGACATTGTATCCTTCACAGCATCGAGTAACGGTTTATCAGCAACTGTGAGTTATATGGAAGTATGATGAGATATCTAAAGCGTCAAACCACTAATCAAGCTGCTGTAGGCGGCAAAGGTGTCATTTATGACGTAAATGGCCAAGTTGTACTAGATAGTACTGACATGATGCTTGTTCCTAAAGGCTCAACAGCCGATGCAACTACAAGTTATACAGAAGGTCATATTCGTTACAATACAGATACTAACGAATTTGAATGTTACCAGAATGGTGCTTTGAGAAAAATGCGTTTTAAAGAGCCAACTTCAATTACGCAGCAAAATTTAGGAAACGGTGACGCAACTGAGACCGTATTTGGTCCTTTAGCAAGTGGTGATAGTGATTATCCTGTACCAGCTGCTGCTCAAAATGTGTTAGTGTTTGTTGAAAACGTTTTTCAAATAGCTACTACAAACTATACTTTAGAACAAAGCACTAGCGGTAGTTTAACAGGACCTAATGCACCTTATGCAGATGGCTATTACATAAAATTTACATCTGCTCCGGATTTAGGCAAGCCTGTGAATGTTTTACATAATTTTGATAAGTGAGAAAAAATGAATCTTGGTATGCAATCAACAGAAGGTAATACATTTGTTTTGAACATACTACAAAATATTCAAGCAAGTGGCTTGAAAGATAGAGATGCTGTAAAACAATTATTTGATCATTTAGATCACTTAAGCGATAGTACTTTTTTTAGAGAGTCTCAAGACGAAAAAGTAAAATTAGCTGCTATTAAATGGTTAGAAGACAACAATGTTGTAAAAGTTAAAATTTTAGATTACATTTCTTTGTAAATTTCAAAAATTGTTTTTAATTTATTTTTAACTATATTGCTATTCATTGTTTTTTTCACACCATTATGCAAAGGTTGTGGCCAATCTTTATATTTGCTCCAAGCATATCCTGAATGTTCACTGTTTAGATTAGGTATAAATTCATTTTCGACAATACAAATATAAGTGTAGTAAAAAAATTTATTATCATTACTAGAGAAAGTTTCTAAAGGTATAATTTTTTTTATATCAACTTCGCCAATTTCTTCATGAATTTCACGTAAAAGGCCGTTACCTAAAGACTCATCTTTTTCATTAGTACCGCCAACTAAACCCCATACATTGCTATTTTTACTTTTTTTCCTATATAGAAATAAAAATCGTTCGGTGTTTATACAGTAGATAAACGCACCACTACATTTAATGTTTGACATATTGTATATATCAGTTGTAATCTAAGCGCCATGTTCCTGCTGGATACAAACCATCAAATGCTCTAGTCCAATACTGATCTTCTGTTGTATATTTGTATTGAATACCTGTATTCAAATTGGTTGTGTACACAATACCACTATCATGCTCGCTTGCATCAAAAACAATTAACCATTCAGAACCCGACCATTCAATTATATCACCTGCACTTGCAATTAAGGTGTCTTCGCCGGCGGTGTTTTTCCAAGCATCTGGGCCATCATATCTGTAATTGTCTGGAGTTTCGCCCACGTCTTGTCCAACGTTTTGGCTAGTGTTAATATCTTCTAATATTAATATCCTAGGTTTTGCACTAAGATACGGTGTAGGATTAAAAGAGTAAGGATTTACTACGTAGTCAACATTACTTCTAGGACTATTGGGACCATCTATAATTGTATCACTAGGTGTACTATCGATGTCGAAATCAATGTCAAGTTTTGTTTCGTCTAACGGATCAACAGACACACTACCTGTAATTTCATAGCCGGTGTCAGCTCTCCTTAATTTTAATGTTGTGACATAATCTTTAAACTGAAATGGCAATGCAGTAATGTATCCTTCCCAAGATGCAGGCGGTAATCCTTCACCTCGTTTTAATTCTGCCTTGCCGTCTAATATAATTACACTACAATCTTGATAATTAGTTGCAACTACAGCATCAGCTTCACCTTTTTGTGAACCAGAGTTTTGTGGTATCTCTGTAACATTGCCGTCTTCATCTAAGTCTAATTTTAATTGTTGCCCCATTCCGATTGTATCTATGTCTTGGTACTGATTTAGTTCTGGTTTTGTTAAGCCTTCTGCAATTGTTCCTGTTGCTTCTACAAAAATACTCGAAATAATATTTGTAATAACACCAAGTCTTTTTACTTTTGCTGGAGGACTTATAAAAATAGGTATTTCAAACGTCAGTTGAGCAATATCTATATCATCATCTGTACCAACTGGTATTGAACGATTAGATCAATTGACGTTTGTTAAGTTTACTACAGTTAAACTAGTCCAATCAACATAATTATCTGTTGTCTGTATTTCTAAACTAGGATTAAAAAGAACTAGTAATTGTTCCAAAATTTGCAATTTTTGGTCTGTGTTACTACTCCAAATATCTACGTTTACAGTCATTACATAAGGAGTAGGCATTAATCTTTCTACTGTATAATTTTTACCTTCTTGATCTAAATACTCGTTACCTGCAGAATCATATCTTCTTTCTTTAATATGTAACTTATGAACATATGAACTATCAGCTCGTCTGCTATTGTCAATTGCTAACCCTGTTATATAAACAGCCATTCTAGGTACACTAGGCGTAGACGCTTCGCTGTTTTGAGCAATTTGATTTGCAACTTGTCTAGATATGTCACCGTAGGATACAGGAATCTGTCTCTCGTCGCCGTCACCGTCTTTCCAGTAAAAGTTACTCATTAGTCTAATTACCTGAAGTAAATATCTACGTATTTGATTATCGTAAAAATGTTGCATTTTTAATCACTCTTTGGCCTTAGTGCTTTGCTTAAGCTTTGACGCTCTTCTATTTCATCACCTGCAATAACATCTGTTTTAGTATTGTTAATGAATCCAGTTTTTTGTGTGTTTCTAGTATTTGTATTTGTAAGCGTTAATCTAACTTCGTCTTCTACCACTTCCCATCTATCCCCACTATATCTAAATAATCTTCGAGGTAAAAAATCAGTACGTAAAAAATAATCGCCTTCTTCACTATTTAAAGGAAAATATTTTCCTAAACCAAAAGGAGAACCGTTAGGCGGAAATCCATCACCTAAAAGATATCCAGCATATCCAGATTTTTTAGGTGTAGGTGACATTGTATCTAAAACACCATTACTGTTAGTATCAATTAATTCAATGTTTCCATTTTCATCTGTAGTAACAGTAAAGAAATGTGTTGTGTCATAACCGCTTAGTAATGCATTTTCTTCTGCTTCTTGTACAACTAAATCATTTATTGCAATTTCAGTGTCAAACGTAGAGGTACCACTATTTGTTCCAATACTAGGATACGGGTCGCCATCGCTGTCTGGATCTATATTAAATATGTCTTTATATTCTTGACTATCATATATTTTTTTCAATTTAAGCCTATATAAATGCGGATACCACGTTTGGGTAAAACCTTGAGACGCTCTGCTTACATCTTCTACTACATAAAACCTCTTAATAGCAAATTCAGAATCACCTAATGCATATTCATCCCTTAAATTAGGCAGTTCTATAACATCTCCACTTATTATTTTTCTGCCTAGCGTATTAATTAGACTGCGTATGTGCACAGTCAAATATAAGGTATCATTTGTTAAAAATAAACCAAATTGTTTTAAGTCAAAATCAATATCTGCTGAATTGAATACACATCTAATATTATAAATGTCTTTTTCGTATTTTCGATCACGATTTTCTAAAAATAAAACGTCTTGAATGTTCAAAGGATCTGTAATACCTTCGTCGGTTACATTGGGGTTTTGAAATTCATCATTTGAATTTATCTTTGTACCTAATAATTTATGTACAAACATATCAACACCGCCAACAGTAAACATTTCATAGATTTGTTTATCTAGAAATTCATAGTCGGGTCCACGTTCGGGTTTATATAAACTTAGTCTTGGCATACAGTATTTATTCACATAAATACAATGGAGATCACCAATGGCAACTACTACCAAGCAAGAAATATTTGATTATGTGTACACCTTATTAGGTGGCGGAATGATTGATGTAGAATTAGATCCTATACATTATGAAACTGCACTAGATAAAGCTTTAACTAAATTTAGACAAAGATCTGATAATAGTG